TGAGCTATGGTACTCAGGGCGAGAGTGGTTTGAAGCGATGGACAAGACAATTCCCTCACAGTTGCCTTTGCTTGGGCAGTTTGTCGAAGAACTGTGCTCAGTAGAGCAGATAATCCTGTCGTCTGGGCGGGTAGATGTTGAGAGCAAAATACAGATGAAGCGCCGTGGTATGAAGTCGCCTAACCTCGCTGACGCTTTTATCTTAACCTTTGGCCGCGATGGTGCTATTGGCGCGGGTAGCTTTAAGCATTCAAAATGGGGTGACGTTGATACTAAAGCCTACCGTGCTCCAGGATTTCGGTAATTATTAACAAATAACTTGACAGGTCGCTTAATTGCTGATACACGCTAGGCGTGCCTATTGATCTTGGGTTAGTCATATCCCTGCCTGATTGATGTTGATACTAACTCCCCTGCTTTTACCCTCACTGAGGGGACGAGTAGGGGATTTTTAAGGAGAAAATAATGGCCGGAATTAGAGGGATTAAAAATCCTATGCCTGCAACACCGGAAGCGGGACCTAGCGGCGTATTCAAGCAAAGCGGCTCATCTGGTGCCAACATGCACGGCGACGTTATGTCTGCCGCCATGAAGTCGGATCGCAAAGGCCCCTCAGGAGGCCGCAATAGCGGTACTTCCTCTGGTGCATCTCACTACACCAACGGCGGCTTGAAGCGAGGAACAGCACAATGAAGCGTAGCATGATGACACGCGAAGACGTGCCTGATAACTCCACGACGAACGGCGGCAACGGCGGCTACATGAATAACAAAGCGCGGGTCGATATGAACCGCGACATTGCTGGTAAGATGGAGCCGAAGCAAACGGCGACGGGCCGCTCAGCGCTGAATGTTACTCGGAAAAACTCAAAGATCGGGTAACACATGGCAAACGAATTTGGCATCACGCTAGACGACGCAGTAGCGGAGCTTCAATCCGAGGTCGAAGAAGCTATCAACTTCATGTGGTCTGAGTTCGAGGACGACTGGGCGCGGGCCGAGCGGTACTACGCTGGCGGCTGCGACCTTCCTACCGAGGAGGGGCGGTCTAATGCGGTTAAGACGGAAGTGCGGGACATCATCCGCGCCGCTAAACCTAACATCATGCGGGTACTGCTGCAAGCACGCAAGCCCGTAGAGTACATTCCTAATGACATTAAGCACGCCGCGTTCCTAGAACAGCAGGCGTTGTTCGTCAACCAACAGTTTACGGCTTCTGGCGGCTACCGCATCCTCTCTAACGCTGTTGACCAAGCGCTGAAATTGAAGATCGGCCCTATCAAGACGTGGTGGGAAGAAGAACCGATGCCCGTCTATTTCAAAGCAACTGGGCTGACTGAGGAAGAAGTCGAAGGTTACAAAAACGCACCAGATATCGAGGTCACAGAGGTCGAAGCTGGTGATGATGGCGACGAGTTTGCTGATCTCTACGAGGTAGAAGGCTATAAGTACGAGCGTAACGGTACTATTCAGATAGAAGACTTTCCTGTCTATGAGTTTTTCTGTTCTCGTAACGCGTCTACCCTAGAGCTTGCTAAGGTGCATGGACATCATAGGTCTATCAAGGTGGCGCAGGCCATCGAAATGGGCCTAGATTACCCTAACTGGGGGGAACTTGTTGGGACTGATCCCGAAAGCAAGAACGCCAGCGACCAATCCCGCTCCCGCCGTGGCTACGCGGTTGACGCGAGCGATACTGATAGCGATGACCTGCTGCAAAAGGAGATTTTGCTCACTGAGGTCTATTGCAAGTTCGATTTAGAGGGTGACGGCCAAGAGCGCCGCTACTGCTTCTATCTGGGCGGGACCTCATACGACTATATCGACCATTATGAGATTGAAGACTACTGCATAGACCTAGTGCAGCAAGACCCATTGCCATATACGGTCATTGGGCGCTCTCTGGCTGATATCACTATCGAAATGCAGGACAACGAGACATCTATTCTGCGTGCTATCATCGACAATGCGCACATGGCTAACAACCCGCGCATGGCGAGCGATCCGCAGAACACAGACTTCTCAGACTTGATGAATAACGCCGTCGGTGCCCCAATTAAGACACGCGGCACTCCTGCTATTCAGATCATAGACATTCCGTTTACTGGTGGGGCCTTAATCCCGTTCCTAGAGTACCTTGAGAACGACACAGAGCAGCGTGTTGGCATTACCAAGGCCGCTACAGGCTTGGACCCTGATGCGTTGCAATCCACCGATAAGAACGCGGTGATGAATACTATCCAGATGAGCCAAGGGCAAGTCGAGCTTATGGCGCGCAACATTGTCGAAACTGGTCTCATGGGGGTGTTTAGAAAAGTTCTTCGCCTGTCAATTCGTCATATGGATCGTATCCAGATTGTGAGGACCAAAGGTGCTATCATTCCTATTGACATCAGTATGTTTGATCCTAACTTGGCGTGTGAGCCTAATGTGGGACTTGGTACTGCTAGCCATGAACAAAAGCAGGCAACACTTGGCTTCATCTTGTCAAAACAAGAGCAAATCATTCAAACTATGGGCCTTGACAACCCGTTCACAAGTCTCTCTCAGATGTATAACACCTTGGAAGACCTTGTTGAACTCGGTGGCATGAGAGACCCAGGCCGGTACTTTAGCATCATCACTCCGCCTATGGAGGCGAAGTTGGCAGAGGCTCGTGCAGCAGAGCAACAAGCTGCACAAAAGAACGCGCCACCAGACCCAACTACTGCACTCTTGCAGATCGAGCAAGGCAAGGGCAAGCTGCGACAGACTGAGATTATGAGCACTGCTCGGATGAAGGAGCTTGACTTGCAATACAAAGCAATCAAGGATGCCGAGGAGATGGATATTAAGCGGGACCAGATGGCTCAAGACCGTGTTATCGAGCTACGGGCTATGGGCGAAGACCGCTTAAACAAACTCATTGAGAGAAAGCAAGCCGCCAATGATGACGCCACAAGACGAAACGGAACTCCGAGCAGCGAGCCAAAGACTGCTACGGGGGAATGACTTCAAAATTGTCTTGACATCGCTTAAAAATGAGTGTATTCAAGACTTTAAGCAGGTTGACGCTACTAACGAGCAGATTTGCGAAGCCCATCAACGCTACTTGATAGCAGATGAACTAGAACACAGGATCAAAACCTATGGCCGGAACACAACAAACCGCTAAATCGCTGCATGACATTGCAAAGCTGCTCGTTCAGCCCAATGACCCAGCAGACCAAACAGCGCCAAACGCTAGCGGTCCCACCGCGCGTGAACCACGCTCTCAGCACGAAGAACTTCCCCTTGATGAGGGTAACTCCGAAGAAGGCGAGAACAGCGTTGACGAGGCCGACGATAACGATCTTGAAGAAGTTGATGGCGACGCCGCCGAACTCGAAACTGAGGACGGTAGCGAAGTAGCCGAAGTAGACGAAGCAGACGAGGAAGACGATGCAGGCAATGACGACGCCGACGAACAAGAAGCCGACGAAGATGGTTTCTTTCAGGTCAACGATGATGACCAGATAGAAGTTAAAATTGACGGTGAGATTGTTCTACGCAGTATTGCTGACGCCAAAAAAGCCTTGTCAGGAGAGGGCGCAATCGAAAAGCGCCTAAAGGAAGCCACTGAGAGCCGCAAGCAAGCGCAAGCGGATCACACTATGCTTCTTGAGCAATTCAGCGTTGCTCATAATAGCCTTATTAAGACGGTCAACGGCATGGAAAGCGTTGTTTTTCAGCCAGCCGTCGCAAAGCCAGACGCCGCTCTACGCAAGAGCAACCCGCAACAGTACCTCGCGCAGATTGACGCTTATGAAGCAGATCAGCACCGAGTAACTGAGGGCAGGGCGGCAATACGAAAGTTGGTGCAACAACAGCAAGAGGCCCTATCCGAAGACATTAAGACGTACCGAGAGCAACAGACGACAGCGCTAGTCGCTGCCATACCTGAGCTACAGGACCGAGAAATCGCCCCAGCGCTGCTCAAATCTATGGCCACATTGGCTATGGAAGAATACGGGTACTCAGCCGAAGAAATTCAGAACGCTAGCGATCACCGTTTGTATCGTATGATCTACGACCTCGCTAAGTTCAAAACAGCACGAACACCCAAGGACCGGAAGGCGAACACTGTGAAAAACTTGGACAACCAAGCCTCCAAACGTCCACGTAAGTTGCGCTCAGGCGCGACGGCTTTGAAAACTACGGCTCGCAAAACCGCTGATGCGCAACGAGCAGTGATGGACAATGCCCGTGCATCGGGCAAGACAAAAGACATCGCTAGAACCCTGATTAAGTAGAAAGGCTAGTAAAATGGCTGTTACCGCAAACACCTCGGAGACCTATGACAACAATGTCATTCGGGAAGACCTCCAAGAGAGCTACACGATGATTTCCCCAGAGGAAACACCGTTTCAAATGGCAATCCGAACCGAAAGCTGCTCAAACACTTTGTTTGAATGGCCTGTTGTTGAGCTTGCTGCGACAGACAGCGCTAACCGCGTGATTGAAGGCGATAGCGCTCCAGGAAATGACGCACCAACTTTGCCACTGCGGTTCTCGAACTATACGCAGATTTCGGACAAAGTGGCCGAAGTTTCCCACACTGCGCAGGCCGTCGATGCTGCTGCCGCAAACGTCCAGCGTTTGTCTGAGCAGGTCGTCATCAAGATGAAAGAAATGAAGCGTGACAAAGAAGTCATGTTGCTTTCTAACGTCGCTGCTGTCGCTGGCTCATCTGGCAACGCCCGCACAACTGCTGGTCTACCGGCTTGGTTGTCCTCCAACTCTATCTTTGAGGCTGGTGGCGCTGACCCTACGTTGTCTGGTACAACCGAAGGCTTCCCAAACGCGGCGGCGACTGTCGGCACTACGCCTGTCGTCTTTGCTGAGGCTGACCTGAACCAGCTTATTGAAGACATCTGGACAGACGGCGGCAACCCAACCTTGATCATGGTTAACGCTGGCAACAAACGTCGTATCTCTACTGCCTTCGCTGGCAATGCGACACGCTACAAAGACACGGTGGACAAGAAAGTCATCAACTCTATCGACTTCTATGATAGCGATTTTGGCGAGTTGACTATTGTTCCAAACCGTTTCCAGCCAACCAACAACGCTGGCGGTGCGGACAATAACTACAACGTCTTTGTCCTCGACCCTGAGTACGCTGCGATTACATACTTGGACGAAGTGCAGCAAAAGCCGTTGGCCGAAACTGGTCACTCTATGCGCACACTTATCTGGTGTGAGTATGGCCTCCAGATCGACAACGAGAAGGCACACGGCGTCATTCGTGACACCACGAACCTTCTGACCTAAGCTACCATGATAGTAGGCTTCCCCTCCATGAGGGGAAGTCTTCTTCAACAAACCGCAACCACACATCGACAGGATGAACCTAGATGGCAAACTCTGATAAACTCAAATCCTTTGAAGTCGTGCGCACGCCGAAGATCAAAGATAGTGAAGGCAACTACGTTAAGCGCGGGGAGACCTGCAGACTGACTAAACCCCTTGCGGAACACTATCACGCGCTTGGCTACATTAAGGTCACAATGGATGACTTGTTCAATGAAAAATCTGACCCAGACGACGGGGCTAACACAAGCCCAGACGGAGCGCAGGACCCAAGTGGACCCAGCGACGCTCAGCCCGCTGCTGGCTCTGGAACGGATGACGCAGGCGAAGCAGGCGAAGATGCTCAAGCTGACGCTGGAACTGGTGAAGCAAAAGCGGGCGGCGAACGTACCTCTAACCGTCGCAGAAAACGAGCTACTGGCTGAGTGCTATCGTCGGTACTATAGCCAAGAGAAGTCGGTTACTAAGGTGGATGCGACAGGTCGCATCCACATTTCTCGTACTATAAACGTGACGCCGATCATCGAAGCGATGAAAGACTATGGCGACATCATCGGTTACAAGCGAAACGACAAGATGGCTGGTGCCAAAATGATCGGCGCTATTGACCCTCTGACAGCCCAAAACTGGGCCAAAGAGAGCGGCTTAAAAGTTGGCACACGAGAGTTCGCTCAGTTTGCCAAGAAACGTATTCAGAACGATAGCGACTATCGTGGGTTTAGGTTAGGTCACTGATGGCACAGACATACTCAGAATTTAAGACGTATCTGACTGGTATGCTGTGGCGTCAGAACGACACTGATCTGGCGAACAACCTCGATAATCTGATCCGTATGGCCGACAGTGAGCTAAACCGTAAGCTGGATATTCAGCGGCGGGAGGCCACTGCTGTCATTGCCCCAGAGGTCGAGGACTTTGTGTTGCCCACCGACTTCTACCAGATGATCTCTCTGACTAATCAACAGCCAGAACGTCAGGTACGTCAAGGCAGTATGAAGAACAGCACTTTTAGCGCCGTTCAAAGCACCCGCGTAGCTACTAAAAGCGTCTACATTGAGCCGGTCTACTACGCTCAGCGTAGCGCCGCCGCTAATACGCTGTACTTGGTCGGGCCGTTCAGCGCCACTAACGCTGGCGCGTTTGCTCTGGAATACCGTGCCGCAGTACCAGACTTTCAAACAGACGATACCTCGTGGTTAGAGGCGGACTTCCTTGATCTGTACGTGTACGCAGTGTTCAAACACTGCGCGATCTTCTTGAGAGAAGATGACCGCTTGCAGTCATACAATAGCCTCATGGCAGATGCTTTAGAGAGCGCTGGGTACGAGGACAAACACCTGCTCCGCTTTGGCGGATCGCCCTTACAGATGCAGCCACACCACCACGTACCACAAACTCGACGTAAATAATCCCCCCAGTTAGGGGAAAGGAAAGCGCATGACTGTGACGAAAGACTTAAATCTCGGTACTGTAGTTACGGTATGTATCTTTCTGGTAGTTCAGACAGGAGCGGCTATTTGGTGGGCTGCGCAGACGACAGCGCAACTAAACACGTTTGTTGTCACTGCTGCCGACATACAGACGGACGCTACCGCACGCGCTATATATGTAGATAACGGGCAACTGCGACAGTGGGAGCGGATCAGCGCGTTAGAGACAACACTATCCCGCGTTGACACTCTTAACACGGTAGTTCAGCAGCAACTAAGCGTGCTAGAAACAGAAGTCAAAACCAATAATGACCTACTGCGAGAGTTGCTGGTAGAGGTGGGGGCGCTAGGTCGTGGAGGTTGAGGACATGAAAGACGAAAATATCTGGGGGGTCTTAGGAGACTTCATGGAGTGGACGATGGACGAAACAGTCCCCGCGCTGTTCATCATCATTCTTTTATTGGAGCGAGTTCTCCGTGAGGGCATAGCTCAGTGGGGCAATTATAAGGTGAGAAAACATGACAAGAATACCTGACCACAAAGTCGGCATCATGGTTCACGCGTTGGCGACTAAGCCTAATTGGGCTTTCCATGATGATGCAGAAGGCGCAGTCACGGAGGTGCGTGACTGGCACATCAATGAGCGCGGGTGGCGAGACATCGCCTACGCTGGCATCATCGACGGGACAGGGCTTTGGGCTAATGGTCGGGATTTGGACAGTGACGGCGACGTTTGGGAAGAAACTGGTGCAGGCGCTAGGGGGTTCAACCGCGAGTGGGTACACCTCGCACTTACTGGGGGATACGGTGGAGATGCAAACGACCTGCCCTCTGATCACTACTCGCCAGAGCAGATGGCATCCCTGCGCACGACGATTGACCATATTCAAGCGTTGGCTGGTCGCGACATGCGGGTCATCGGACACAACGAGGTAGCCAATAAGGCGTGTCCATGCTTCCAAGTGCGGCCTTGGTACGCATCTACGCCGGTGCGCACTATTGCGTCGTCTAAGACAATCCAAGGTGCCGTAACTACTGCCGTCGGTGCTGTCGGTACTGGTGGTGCTGCTGTTTCTCAGCTTGACGGGGCAGCGCAAATCGTGGTAATCTGTCTCATGGCCCTTATGGCTGTCGGGTTGTTTATTGTGTTCCGGTCGCGCATCACCGACTGGGCAAACGGGAGAAAATGATGGGAGAGCTTACTACACCCATCATTGTCCTAGTAGCTGCTGCTGGGGTGCTGTCCGTAGTCAGTGGGCTTGCCTACAATCAGGGGCGTGTAAACGCTACCTCAGAGCTAGAGGCTCAGGGCCTCACAACATACATCGAAGTTATGGAGAGTATGCGCAATGAAAATGTTGATCTTAGCGATGACGCTGCTGTTACTGCCGAGTTGTGCCGCTTGGCAGGCTTTGAACCAGAGGCCCCTGAATGCGGCGGTTTGTGACGGTACGATAGAAACACGGGCAGAGCTTCCAAAGGCTCTGCTTCTTGATGGTGGACGGTCCTCACGGTTGGTGGGGGCTATGCTGCTTGGACAACTAGAGCGGGGCTGCGCGGCAGCTTCCCCTAACTGAGGGTAATAAAATGGCCACGAACACAGCGACATACAGCTTTCTTCTTCCAACTGTTGGGGGTGATACTAACCTGTGGGGAGGCTACCTGAACACGAACATTCAGGCATTTGAAGACCTATTTGACGGCACTACGCCAGTTACGGGTATCGACATCAACAGTGGTAGCATTGACGGTACGCCGATTGGCGCTGCTGCCGCATCTACTGGTGCGTTTACTACCCTAACCGCCGTTAGCCCGACGTTTACAGACTTGGGCATTACAGGCGACATCACGGTAGGCGGAACTGTTGACGGGGTGAATATCGCGGAAGCAATTCCTGCTGCTTTCGGTACGGCCAAGCAAGTGCTCACGGTGAACGCTGCAGGTACGGCGGGAGAGTGGGTGCCCTCGTTTGTTGGGTACGTTTTTGACACCTATGCGGCGGCTGTGGCTGGAACACCGGACCCTGCTGCCAAGGTAATTTGGGTCGGAACTGCCGCTGGTTCATACCTTGTCTACGAGGGAGACGGTACGGCCACAGCCTTAACGACGGCTGACGCTCAGACGTGGCGACCAGCACGTGCGTTTGACACGTACTTGCAGCATTACGGCGTAGAGACTTACAGCACGCGCACCCTTGCTTTTGCGGCGCTAGCAGCGATGTCTGGCGGTGAGCAGACAGCGAACCAAGCGGCGTTAGCGGCGGCGTTCGCTGACACTGTGGGCGTACTGCTTGTTGACGGTTGGGCAGAAGCTATTGACGAAGTTATTGTGGGTAACGCGTGTACTCCTGACCTCATCGGTGGTATCGCGGGGGAAGCGCTGCTCGGCGGGCTTTGCTGTGTCGGTACTCGTATGAACTTGTCTGCTAACAGCGTGGTGACGGCTGGGGCTACTGGTGTAGGGTCGTATGCTCCGTATATCAAGGCCCTGTCCATCTCCTTTGACCAACAACCAGCGGAAGACGCCGCGCAGGCGGCGTATGACGTTGCCTACGGGGTAGCCTATACTAACGCGCTAAACGGTACTATATACTCTGATGCGTACACAATCGCCTATGACGCAGCCATCCTCGCAGGAGACACTGTCGGTGAGGCAGACACTGCTGGTATTGCTGCTGGTATCGCCGCGTCTGTCGCCGCTGGCATCGTCGCTGGTAAAGCTGCTGGTATCCCCGCTTTCGCAGGGGCAATTATTGACTACCCTATCCCGTTGCTCGGCAAGGAAGCGTTTGGATTGCTTGAAACTGCACGCATTACTGGCGCGACGAAACCTGCTACATGGACAGCGCCTAGCTTTATCTCAGGAAACACGCCGGATAATATCGGTGGCTGGGAAATCCAGAACCTGCAACTGTCAGGCTTCAACAAAACTCTGCTGATTGAAAACGGGTTCCACTTCCTCAAGCTAGGGCGCGTCGATGATTGGGTTATTGATCTAGACGCTCGTGCGCAAGAATACCGTGATCGCGACATTACGGCAGGCGTCAAGCGAGTAGGCATTCAGATTGGGCGGGTAGATAACCTTCTTGTGGACTTTATCGGAGCGTTCGGCGCTTGTCAGATTGTCATGGATAAAGGTCAAGACGCGGCTATCACTGACCAGATCGGCGCAATCCAACTGGATGGTGACGGTTGCTCTTTCCGACAGATATCGGGGCGCACGCAGATCGGACTGCTCTACGGGACGGAGAACGTAGCTTCTCCAAACGAGTTGCACAAAGTAAAACTGGAAAGCGGGTATCTTACCGTGGGCCAGATGTCGTTGGTTGGTGACGCGCTGGCACAAGTCGAAATTATTGGCGGCGAGTTCCGCTTGCTCGGCGGTCGTATCCGTCAGACATCGCTCAACCGCCGCGCTGTGCATGTTCACACAACAGGTCAGGCCATTCTTAGCGGCACCACATTCATTAAAGAGAATGTAGCTTGGAACGTAGGTCTGGTCCAAGTGGACGACGATGCGGCAAGCCTGATTATCACTGACTGTCAGGCCGAAAACTTCGGCATCGGGCCTGCAAACCTCTTTGGCGTGGTCAAGTTCAACAACACGAACGCATCCAACTTTATCGACAGTCACCCGCTGACGCGTGCGGGCATGGTCACAGCGATTGCTGGGGACAATGCGCACAAGACTGTTTTGAAAGGCTCTGAGGTCTACTCACTGGACGGGTATCAGTACCTTGCTAACTCTACAGAGACGACAATTGTGGACCTTCTAGGGCTGGTTCCACTTGATGAGGTGTTCCCTGATCACTACAAAACGAACACTACTCCAGGCACCACGGAAATGGGTCTCGCTGTTCAGGCTGCTTTAGACTACGGGCAGGCAGCAATCTATTTAAGAAACAAGATTTACCTCTGCTCGACTGATGTAGTCGTGCCCGATGGTGCAGATATTATCGGCACATCTTCCGCAAACACTGACGTGAACAACAGCAGAGGTTCAACACTTCTCTTTGCTGGCACGGCTGGTATGACTTCTCTTAACGCGGGCCGTCACAATATGCGGGACCTCAACATCATAGCGACGGCGACTAACACTGTGACGCATTTGTTTGATGGCACGGACATGCTGTTATCTAACTTTCAAAACGTACACTGGCACCACAGAAACCCGTTAGCCACAAAGCACGCTTTCAGGGTCCAGAAGGTTGCTGGTGGAGGTGGCTCAGATGTCGCTTGGAGCAATTCTTTTACCGACTGTCACTGGCAAGCGGAGGGCGGCTACTCCTGCGACTTTGGTGGGTCGGACAGCTACTTCACAAATGCTTACTTCTCGGACGGACTTGGTGCGAGGATATGGGCCGCAGGTAATGTGCTGACGAATGTTCATACAGAGCGCTCAGATGGTGACGGTCTTTGTGTTGTCATGCCAACCACGCAAACGTCAGGTCAGCTTATTATAAATGGCCTTTACGCCGACTTAAACGTCAACGGACTTGCGTTTGAAGGCGGCACAGCAGGTGCTGACACCACTTGTGGCGCTCAAGTCATTGGTTACAACGCACGTACAAACACGACAGACATCATCTTTCGCAACGTGGGTTCGAATGATCTCGCGGGCTGCTACGTCGATGGTTACACGACTGATCTTGGCGCGACTGGTAAGATCGTTGAAGAAGCTGGGACAGGTACGCTATCGGGCTGGCAAGTGCGAGAAATTACGCCGACCGGAACGATATGGAAGCGCCAGACAGGTAGTGTCGTGACCGTCACAGATGCGGGAATGGACGTGATCGGCAACATTACGTTGACTGACGGTGACAACATCTACCTCGGTACTGACGACGATCTTCAGCTAGGTCACTCTGGCGGCGCAGCCCTTATAGACAACCTGACAGGTAACTTCACCCTACGAAACCTAAGTGACAACGGGAACATGGCGTTTCAGTCCGACAATGGTTCTGGTGGGGTCACAAACTACTTTGTAGCGCACGGCTCGTCGGGAGAGTTTCGCGCTTATTTCTACGGCATTCAGAAGTTCAACACTAAAACTGATGGGGTCGCTGTTACAGGTGACGTTGAACTGCTGACGACTGGCCAAGGCATAAAAATGCGTAGCCCAGATGGGACTGTGTACGTACTGACAATCGCAAACGGCGGAACTGTTGTGGTGACGTAAGCGAAACGATGCGACATAAAGGGTCGGACTAATACCGGCTGTAAAACTTCCCCTAACTGAGGGTACAAAATGCCACTGATCCCACTACCTATTCCTGCTGGTTTGAACAAGAACGGCACACCGTACACCCGCAAAAATCAATGGGTGGACGGTAACTTGGTGCGCTATCACGACGGGTCTACGCGTCCCATAGGCGGGTGGTTGCGGCGAGTTTCCGCTGCTGCATTAACAGACATTCCTGCGCTTATTGCTAACTCTAGCTTAGAGGCGGTGCGTGACATTTACGCGTGGCGCGAAAACGATGGGGGCCGCAACACCGTCTTTGGGTCAAACCTCGCGCTCTACCATATGGATCAGGTCGGCATCATTACCGACATCACCTACGCTGGCTACGCCCAAAATCCCGCCGCAGACGGCAAAAATGCGGAGATAGACCAAGGTTACGGGAAGAATAACTACGGTACGGGTGCGTATGGTGTCGGCAATAACCTCGCAGGCACCCCTCCTGTCCCACCTAGCAGATGGTACTTTGACAATTTTGGAGAAGTCCTACTCACAGGGTCTCGCAGCAATGGGGGCGTTTATGAGCTTGATATACCTACTCTCACTCTTAGCTTAGTAACTGGTGCTCCTACTGATGTTCAGGCTCTTGTAGTCACTGACCAACGGCAAGTAGTTGTTATAGGCGGCGGCGGCACATCACGGCGTTTTCAAGCCAGCGACTTAGAGGATCGTAACGACTGGACACCTACCATAGCTAACCAAGCAGTAGACCGCGTGGTGGCTGGCACTGGTAAGCTGCTTAACTTATACAACGTCCTGAACTCAGTCTTGATCTTGGGCGAGAATGATGTCAACGTAGCGCGGTATATTGGTCCGCCTTACGTCTACAGCATCGACCTAGTAGGCGAGAACTGCGGTCCTATCGCTGCGGAAGCGGCTGCTGCTACTGACCGCTTTGTTATTTGGTGGGGCGGGCGCGGGTTCTGGTTATTTGACGGTACGTTGCAAAAACTTGAGTGTGCGGTCATCGACTTCCTTTACCGAGACATAAACCCTAACCAAACCCCAAAAATCTGCGCCTTTACCAACACAGACTATTCTGAGGTGTGGTGGCTCTATCAGTCACAAGAGACAATCACTACTGAGGTTGATAGCTACGTGATGTGGAACTATGTCGATAACACGTGGCAGACAGGCCGTCTGGACCGTACCGCTGGTATTGACAAGGGTATCTCGCTTACCCAGATGATGACAACTTCTTCTGGTCTGATTTATAATCACGAACTAGACAACGTAATACCAGCGGACGAAGGTGACGTGTATATCAAGAGCGGTCCTCTGGAGCTAGGTAACGGCGATAAGAACATGGCCGTCAAATACATCTATCCAGACACCGAGGTGACTAGTGGCATATCCTTTACCTTGTTTGGTAGACAACTCCCTAACGCCACCGAATACGCTTATGGGCCATACGCTTATCAGCAAAATAACCCTATACCAACGCGGGCGTTAGGGCGTGAGATAGCCGTCAGAATTGACTTTGTCTCAAACGCCTCAGAGTTAGGCACTATTCGTATAGACGTTGTGCCAACGGGGACAGGGGGCCGCTAATGGCTAACCGCGTACCACCAAACCCATCAGGGTTCAGAGACATCAATCAATGGGCTGCTCAGTTCTATGAGTATTCGCTAGCTAACGTAGCCATATCTGGTATCACTAATCCGCAGCCGGTCCTGTTGCCGCACAAGAGCCTTAACGCGATGGAGCGGGCCGCGCAGAGCGGCGTCTTGCTCTATGACCCAGTACAGAAATCAGTAGTCTACTCAGAAGATGGCGTATGGAGGCCGATTGGTATGGATTTTGCAGCATTTATGGCAGAGCAAGAAGTCCTCAAAGAGTTTGGCGACACAGTGTCTATTGTTCAAAAAGCTAAGACCCTGTTTGAGTTTGGCAACCACGCCGACTTAGACATCACTGATGGGTTCGCTACTGTGTGGCAGCTTGGCAAAGAAGCTGGTTTAGAGAATGAGGTGTATCCCGTAAGCGGTACTAACTCCATCGACAGCATCTCTAGTACAGACGCCGCAGATACACAAGAGCTTGCCGTAGAGTACCATACGTCAAACGGACTGACTGGTTATGACGAGCGGTTTACCTTTGGGGTCCAGTTAGTGACGCTACAAGGGCAGACCCGCGTACCTCTGCCAGTGCCGTGCGCTCGTGTATCGCAGGCTTATGACAACAACGGCTCAACGATTGCTGGCGATGTCTTCGTCTATCAGAATACTCCCCTCACTGGGGGGAAGCCTACGGACATCACCAAAGCGGTTATCAGCATAGAAGGCACTAACGGCGAGACACAGAGCTTTAAGGCTGCGGCTACTATCAGCAACGACGACTATTTTTTCATAACGAAGGCCAGCTTTGCAGTTACCCGAGCTTCGCCGCCAGCGGTTGCGGCAGACTTTAGCTTAGAGGTGCGGAAACTCGGTGGTGTTTTCCGACCTCTTATCGGTAAATACTCGCTAACCAGTCAAACAAGTGTGTTTGAAGAACATTTCGAGCCGTACTTAATTGTTCCTCCTAACTCTGACATTCGGTTAGTAGCCAACACAGATACCAACGCTAGCGTTGTTTCTGGCTCTTTCCAAGGCTATCTCGCTAAGATTATTTAGGGCTTGACATGATAGAAGTTTTCAGCTACAGTTTACTCAGCCAACGACCACGGAGCTTAGCGCTTAGTGAGATGGCCCTATTTCAAGGAACCGTGCAATGAATGCCCATAATCCCCCCAGTGAGGGTAAAACTGCTGATACCGCAAACGTCGCGGGAAGCGTTATCGAGTTGATGCGTGACTTGCTGGAATGGCAAGTACACATTGAGGCGGCTATGGCGCACGTAGACAACCAGTATTCGTTCAACGATATTGTAGCTAGCATCCTTCGTGGAGAGCGACACTTCTATAAGTTTGAGGGCTGCGCGGTTATCATGCAGTTCGAGCAGTTTCCGCACTACAGCATCTACCACTGCTTCGTTGCCTGCGGAGAGATGCAGGCGATCAAGGACGCAGAAAAAGAAATCAACAAACTCGCTAAGAACTTCGGCTGCAAGTACATGGCTATTTCTGGCCGCACAGGCTGGCCGAGGGCGCTGAAAAACGACGGTTGGAAGCACGTAATCTCCGTCATGTATAAGGAGACTTACTAATGGGTGGCGGTAAAGGTTCAACCAGCACATCGACAATAGACCTACCTCAGGAGCTTGAGCAAGGCGCTGTAGGCACTCTAGGAGCAGCGCTACAAAGTGCTGCTCTGCCATATTCCCCTAACCGAGGGGTAACTATCGCAGGGTTCTCGCCTCAGCAAGAGGCCGGTTTCCAGAACGCGGACGCTGCGGCTAGCGCGTTTGGCTTGGCTGCTGGAGGTCAAGACTACATGCCTCAGCAAGAGACCGGCGCTGGCGGGGTACGCGGCTACAGCACTGGGGCACTATATGACGAGAACGTAAATCGGTCTATGGGTGCCGCTGATAGACTAAGTAGGGAGCAACTGTTGCGGAACTACGGCATGATTGGTAACACAATTTTGAGTGGTGGTACGCTCGGCGGCGTAAATCTGTGGGGCGCACCATCCTCTAATGCCCCTACAGGTGGTGCTCCAGCACCCAGCAGCGGCGGCGGTGGCGGTGGTGGCGGTGGAGGTGGTGCATCAGCGCCTCGCAGCGGCAACAGCGGTAACGGTGGGCCTACACGACCACAGGCTAGGCCGACTAGCGGGGGTGGCGGTTACACTGGTCTTGCGGATATGCTTAACGGTGGTGGCGCTGGGACCAGCGGTGGTACGTTCCAAGGTGGCCCAATTAGCGGCACACTCAACAGAGTTGGTGCGAAGCCACGTAGCTCAGCAGGAGGCAAGTAAATGGGCGGGAATGTTGGTAACACAGGCATGGGCGGCAGCATGGGCGGCAGCACAGGCGGAGGATCGGGTAAAGGAGGACAAGTCGGCGGACCTTCCCCTCAACAGGGGAACATTTTTCAGCAGTCGGCAGGAGCATACTCTGGCGGCGTTAGCGGTATGCAAAATACTATGGGCGCTGGCGCAACGCAGCGGAGCATGAACCAGTACCTAAATCCGTATCAAGATCAGGTGATTAACAATACTGTAGGTCGAATGAATGATCAGCAGGCGATGGACCTGAATATGGTACAGGGACAAGCCGCTCAACAAAACGCTTTCGGTGGTGCGCGGCATGGTCTTGTTGAAAGTCAGGTCATGAACAACTCCAACCGCAATATGATGGAGGGCGTTACTGGTATGAACCAGCAAGGCTTTAACACGGCTGCGCAGTTCGGCCAGAACCGCATCGGACAAAATCAGAACGCAGCACAAGGGCTAATTGGCGCAGCGCCAGTAGGCTTCAATATGGGCCAAGCGGCAACCGCTGGACAACAGCAAGCCGGTATGCAGCAGCAAGGGCTTATGCAGCAAATTCTGGATCAAGGTACGCACCAGTATGACACCTACCAGCAGTACCCGCAGTCCTCGTTGGCGACAGCGTTGGCTGGCGTACAAGGCAACCCACTCGGAGGCGCTGGAACCACTACTAACAAGACTAATCCAGGCTTGTTTGACTATCTCAGCTTAGGTGCAGGTATGGGTAGCTCCTATCTCGGAGGCAAGTAAATGGCTCAGGAACGACTTCCTAATCACGACAACTTCCAACAACTGTGGAACTTCTTCGCCTCTAAGGGTGTGGGAGATGTGCAGAACGCAGGGCTACTAGCCAATGTGTATGCGGAAAGCCGTGGCAACCCTATGTCACTCAACCCTAACGATGGGTCCGATGGGTCTGACAGTATCGGTATCTTCCAAGCCAATGCTGACAGAGCAGTTGGCCTACGCAACTTTGCCGCTGAGCGGGGTGTCACTGCCAATGACCTATTAGCGCAGGCTGGTTTCCACTACAACGAAGGTACTACAGGATCAGAGCAGCGGGGGTGGAATCAAGGGATGGCTGGCCAGACCCCCGCAGAGAGCGCTCTAGGCTTTGCTAGCGGGTTCATTCGACCAGCAGCCCAGCATATCCCGCAACGTGCTGCTTACGGCGATATGATGTACGACATTTTTGCCAACGGCAACCCCGACGGATACGGCGCTGGCTTGGCGTATGACGCAGATCAAGCCGAACGAATGTCACGAGAGCCTGCCTCTAGGCTCAGCTTTGGCGAAGATATGCCAGCCATGGACGAACGCACTGGCGCTCGTGTAGGTGCTAGCCGTAACGAGATTGCGGCAAACTTCTCACGCATGTTTATCGAGCAAGCTGGCCAAGGCCCAGAGGCCATGACCACCGGACCAGTACCGCCAATAACAGGGAGGCGTCAACCTACTCTGGACACCATAAATAGCGGACCTCCCGACTTGCAGGGCCTACAAAGCGCAGCAGAGGACCGCATGGTTACGTCAACTGCCCCTCAGTTAGGGGAAGTTTCTGGCAGTGGTGAGCTTCCTGATTATGACGCAATGATCAACGAGCAGTTTCCAGCAGCCGAAGGCGAACCCAGCACTAGCGAGGAGCTTAGCTCGCTGATGTGGCCTGTCGCTGAGGCATCCGCGTATAAATTAGGTGTTCCTGTAGAGGACGCGCCTACTACTCCGTCGGGCATCGCTGCGGCAGCTAACGCACCTGAGCCTGATCCAGAAGACAACAGCGAAGACGCTGAACGGCGGCGCAATCGTCGGCTCCTAGCAGCAGACATGCTGCAAACCCTTTCAGTAGGGCTAGGGCAGATGAGCACGGGACAGGCTGTCAACCTTGGAGATGTGCTCAACAGCCAGCAAAACCGTGGTATGGCACGCGACGAGATGGATCGCGAGGCTGCGGCAGCGCAGCAAGCGCAGCAACAGCAGCAGCAGCAAGCGTTCACTGTCGCTCAAGAGCTTTCCGCTATGGGTATGGACGGTATGGCACGTATTGCTATGTCTGGGCCTGACGGACTAGGCCAAGCGCTAGACACATTGGGACAAATCCAAGGCCGAGCACCCGCCACTAGTACGGGGTTTGAGGGCCTGAGCGTAGGGGATCGCAGAGCAGCCCTGCGCTATGCTGGCCTTGACGAACAGGACGTAACCTTCTTTTCTCAGAATGGGATGGAAGATTTAGCTATCGACGCTATCAGAACAAACACTCTACCGGACCCGACAGCAGACGCGGCGGCGGCAGATCAGGCTGGCGTTGAGCGGGAAATCCTTGGTCTCGCTGGTATCGGTAGCGACTACGCTAACGACCCAGCAGTGCGTACCGCGTTCACGAGTGCGAGCAGAAACCCTACCCAAGCTAACGCTACCGCCCTACGTGAGGCGCTGGCTGCGGCTGGTGCTAGCGAGGCTGAGCTAGCCGCGTCCGCGTCAGAGGCACCTGTTCCCCTCAATGAGGTGCAAGCTACGTTCTATAGCAAGATTGCAACACCAGACCAAATAGCAGCAGCTATGGAAGACGCAACACTTGCCGAGCAAATCCGTAATGCTGGTGGCGAAGCGCTTGAGAAAGGCGCTATCGCACAAGCCCAACAGGACGTTATGCAGAACGTACCACCAGAACGCATCAGGTTCTTGGAGGAGCTTGCCGGTAATGAGACTGCTATGCGCACCGAGCTACGGTTGCGTAGCGCGGACGCTGGTACTGACGGCTTTAACGACGTACAGACTATCCAAGCTACTAACCTACTCGACGCTCAGCAGACTAAGCTGAACAACCTCACTACTCGTGAGCCAATGGTAAGTGCTATGCGTGAGCTAGTCACTCTACTTGCCGACCCTAACGTAGACCGCAGTGAAGGCGGACCACTCACAACAGCGCTCACTGGGATGCAGAACATCGGTGCTCAGCTAGGGCTAGACATAGGTGCGCAGGAGCCTATGGAAAACTACATGGCGCGTATCATGGAGGCGTACACAGGTGAGTTCTTCCAGAACTTCCGCTTGGAAGGCTCTGGTGCAACATCAGACATGGAGGCCAAAAACTACATGAACGCGATGCCTAACATTCGCGACGAGAACTTGAAGCGCCTTGGTTTGGCGCAGCGGATCATTCGGATGAATGAGCGTGACACGCTTGCGCTACAGCTTGACCAAGAGTGGGTCAACATGCACAGCGACGATCCCAACATGCTGCTCGACCCACGAGCGCGGGCAGAGTTTGTCCGTGATGGCGTTGCCTCAGAAGCTAAAGAGTTGTATCCAGTAGTAGACCTGACAGCGGAAAGCTGGGTAGATAGTGTGGCTGATAGCTTTGATAGCGGCAACATCGCTAGAGACACTGTTATTCGTTATACACCAGCGGACGGCAGCGAGCCGCGCTTTGTAATGTTTGGCGATCTAGCCAACGAATTAGGATTGGAACTGTAATGGCTAAGACCCTTAGAGAGCAGCTTGCAGAGCTTGACAGCGCGGAGGTGGACGCAGCCGCCGCACGAGTAGCCGACAGAGAGCCTTCCCCTCAGGAAGGGGAAGACCGTGGTTGGCGCGCAGAGCTTGGTGAGGGCATTGGTAGAGGTATGCCGTTTGGTGGTATCGGAGAGCGCCTAGAAGAAAACCCAGCCAGAGGTATGGGAGACCGCACTACTCTTGGTGCGGCCAAGGGCGCTAGCTTCGGCCTCATGGGTACTATCGGTGCTATGGGCGAAGAAGTAGGAGAGTTTGTCGGCGGTACTAACGATATGTCTTTTGCCGACCGCCTTGAGAGAAACAACAACGCTATCAATGAGAACTCGAACCTTGGTGGTGAGATGGTTGGCGCTATTGCGGGTTTGCCGCGAATGGCTGTCACAGCGGCAGAAGAAGGTCTCAAGCGGCTACCCATGCTAGGGCAGTTGCTAATGACCCGTGGTCTCAAAGGCGTAGGTGCCAGAACAGGTGCCGCAGGCACGGTAGGCGCTACCGAGGCTGTCGTCTATGGTCTTGCAGAAGGCGGCACGCTAGACGAAGCTGGGGCAGACGCCCTGTACGGCGCGCTGTTCGGTGGTGTGCTACAGCCCACTGCTGAGGGCGTCATAGGGCTTTCTCGCCTTCTTGGACCAGTATTCGGTAACGCCTCAGACTTGCGTAGCTCAGAAGACCTTGTGCAGCTTATGCAGACAGCCTACGGTGACGAGTTTACTGAGCGGTTGTTTGGCAACAACCTGTTTGACGCAGACGCAATCGCAGACCGTATGGCAGAGCTAGGTCGTGATGATGCTACGCTCACAGAGTTGTTCCCAGACGCGCTAATACAGCAGGTACGGTCGCTAACTAGCTCTAAAAACCAAGCCGTTGCCGCAGCAACACGCGGCCTCTCGAACCATGTGGACAACATGGAGCGTAGGGCTATGCCAGAGATGCAGGAGCGTCTAGCCACTGTTCTGGGCGGCGACGTTAGGACCCTTCGTCAGATTGAGAACGAGGGCAGAGTAGCGCGTCAAGAGCTACAGCCAGAGTACGACGCAGCGCTCGACAACACAGCAAGATTACCCTCAGGGAGGGTAAGATCGCTAACCACCAGTGGCGTCAATGCGCGTATGCTTAGCGGCTTGCCCGAGGACCTGTACGGAACTAATCGGGCGCTAGAGCGGCGCATGAACAGCTTGATGAAGCCAGCCACAAACCCTCGTGGTATGCCTACCCAAATGACCTCGCGGGAATTGTTGCAGTTACGCCAAGAGCTAGACGGCGTGATATACAGCGGACGGTTCGACGCGGCAGGTGATATGGACAGCGTACTGCCTGTCAACAAAGCAGCTATCAGAAACATTATCCAGCCTATGCGGGAGAAGGTTAACGAGATGCTGCACGAGTTTGTGCCAGACATTCAGCGACTTGATAACCTGTACGGCGACGAGATTGTCAACCGACATGCGTTCGAGGCTGGCGTTGAGGCGATGCGAGTACGCGACGGCACAGACCTGCTAGACAGGTTTGTGATGTCTGCACAGCGGACCCCAGCGCAAATGGCGAACTTTGCTGAGGGTGTCAAGGCGCGTATGATTGAAGACATGCAAGGTAAGACAGCTACCCAAGTACAAAACTACATGGCGAGGGCAACGGGCCAAGGCAAGATGGAGCTAATCTCACAAATACTAGGCCCAGACGTAACTATGGAACTGTTGCAGCAAGCACAGCGGCTCTCAGTTGTTCGTGATATTGCAAAAGGTGTTACTACTCAGGCACCTAGCAACTTTAGTGATGGCGGCGCTGGTCTAGGTAGCCTTGGTGACTACTTGCTTATGGGTGGTGCGCTAGGTAATCAACTATCGCTGGCCCTTGGTGCTGGTGCTGGTCGGCGTCAGTTAGCCGCGATTGGTGCAGAGAATGCGAGCGGTCCTGCGGCTATGGCCGGTATTCAAGATAGCCTGCTAAGACTGCCTGCTCCACAAGCAGCCGCAGCCGTAAACGAAAACCTTATGTCTGGTGTTCCTGCGCTACTGCGCGGGTTGGGCGGCTTCGCCCCTGTTGCTACGGAGAGCGAACAGTAACACCATCTTCTTCCTTGCGAATGATGTGGCCCTGATAGGTTACTTCATTCTCTCGGTCGAAGATTAGCGCCAGCATTTCCTCTACGGCCCTGCGACGCAAGCGCCCTGTCAGCAGCCCGCTATCACGGAAGTGCTGGAATAGGTCCTTAATCGTATGATGACCGCTACCTAGCACCATGATAGCCTTCAAGTACGGCGCTATCTTGTGCGCGCGTTTGGCATCCTCGCTAACGCTTTCGTTGGCCGCATTAGCGTTCCCCTCAGTGAGGGTAACAAGTGGTGCAGCTTGGCGGATACCCTGTTCGGTCTCTCCCAGATCATAGCTAGTCAACTCGAAGCGGTACATAGAGTTGTCATCAATGCTGCGGGCCATGTGAACAAACATCATCGTGCTACCGTCTTCTTGCTTCTTCATCTTTAGTACCACATCAACCTCGGCCTCAATGTTGCTAGAGCCACGGGTCTTACCGTCCTTGCCTGTGTGGTGGACGTAGACAACCGTAGCCTTAACCCCAGCACCGCGCAGTTGGCTGGTGAAGTCGAATACTGCACTAGTATCATCAACACTATTCTGGTCTGATCCTGGCATGGCCTTGGTTAAGGTGTCAACAACAACCAACCCTAATCCATAGCCGAACTTCTCTTTCATGTATAGGTCAGCAGCGACAACCTTAGCCACGTTCTCATCTCGTGCCTTGACGAAGTTGGTGGGGCGCTCTACGACGAACAACGGCAACTCATCAGGGAAGGCGTTGCCCTGCTCTTTCTGGTGCCGCTTCTCGGCTTCTAGGCGTAGCTTGATAGCCCGCGTACCCTCTAGGGCATAGTACAGCACGCCCCGTGGGTGCGTTACCTTGAACGGCCCTAAGTCTCGGCCCAGTGCAACATGCGTTGCCAGTTTGAGCGATATTGCTGTCTTACCGGCTTTTGGGTCAGCGGCGATGACAACGCTTTCTTGCTCAGCAAAGAGTGGGTAGAGGTTGAAGCGTTGATCGGCCACGTCGAGGTCTTCGTGCGCGAAGTATCCCTCGTTAGCAAAAGGCCACTCACCGTTGTAGTCAGCAGCCGACGGTTTAGCTTCTTCTTGCTTACCATGAACCTCATCTCGTCCTGTTGGTGACGGCGCAAAACCAGCGGCAGCAGCAGCGCTGTGTACCCTGTTAACGGCTTCTGCGTCGGCCCTGTCTCTAGCCTTTGCGGTTTTGGCCTTTTGATCATACTTCTCTCGTCCGCTGTTAAGGATGCGAGATACTTCACCATCGCTGTCTTCCCGTAGCGTCTTCCACCGCTCATGTCTAGGGTGGCCTGTTGAACTGGCGACGGACCCATCCAACGCGCCAAAAATTCTATCTGCCACTTCTCCAGAAGATCGTCCTTGTCTAAACATTTTAGCAGCGATTGAAGTGATGCTGTCGTGAAGGTCGTGTCCTGCGGTGATGGAGTTAACATGGGTGTCTACGTCCTTTTCTGTGTGCTGTCTCTTAGCGTGCAGCAGCGCCTCTACCAGTGCCTTAGGTGCCATACGGAACCCAGCGTCATCTTCTATAGAATATCCCCTCGATGGGGGTAATATCACATAGCCGCCTTCGCCCTTGATTTCGACACCCTTGCTAGGATTACAGTTAGGGTAGCCGTGCTTGGACTGATAGATCAGGTGCAGACCGCCGCTCATGGTCCGGTGACGCTGAGTGTCGGGCAGTAGGCCGTCAGCGATTAGCTGCGCCATGTACTGCTGTGCCGCCTCGCCCTCCGCACCGCTCTTGTAGATGTCTAGGTCTACTGCAAACAGGCCGCTAGCCTCACCCATACGCGCACCAATCAGAGCGTTCTCTCCTGCCAAAGAGAACATCTGTTTGACTACCACAGGATCAGTGCTAGCGTCGTAGAACCCGTTCTGGGTCATTGGTCGCTTAGTTGGTGCGCAAGGAAATACTGGTATCCCGTCTGCTGCCCACTCAAGCGCCGCCTCTACTAAAGTTTTCATCGTATAGCCGCCTTGCTTCTGTGAGTGTGTAACCAGCCCTAGTTACTTTGACAGTCAAGAGTTCTTTTGCCCCATACACTTGACTGTTTTCATCTCGGCATATCTGCACGTCGTCCAGATACACTACGCCATTGAACGCGTCGCTAATGGCCTTTACTTTGTTGTCTAAATCCCCTACTGAGGGGAAGATTAGCCCGTTCAGTGCCGCCCACACTTTCCACTTAGGCCAGCTTTTAGGCACCTTGTGTATTATCTCAATGTCCATTCGCACAGGGAAGTCTACTGGTGGCCCCCATACTGACGCCTCTGCCATATCACGCACGGCCCGTTCGTAGTCTCGTGTGCGCTTAGGCGTAAAGAAGTGACCAGCCTTACCTGTCCGTGGGCGTTGCTTAGATATAGCTTTCAGTTGCCCCGACATACTAAAGACTAGCTCATCTATTTTAGGCGTCGTCATGGTTTTGCACTCCAATCAGCACCGATTGCGTAGTCTACTAGGTTATCGGTATTCGAGTTCGGGAAAATGTCGGTCCAAGCCTCTACCATACCGGCGATTTGTTCGTTCATAGCCTCCTCAGCAAACGCAGTCTCAGCGTAGCTAAGCATCTCGTCGTGTACTGTAGCGGCCACATAAGCAGGAAGATCAGCTTCATAAAATCTCCTGTGACAACGATACATAGCACGATACATAACTGACGCAGCAGCGCCTTGTACCCCATAGTTGGCCGCGACGGGGAGTGACTGGTCATCTTTAAAGACCTTAACAGTACGTCCATCCCATACAGGGAGATAACCATTATTATTAACCATATGGTCATAAGCAATGTTCCTATAGTTGTAGGCGTCTGGATAACGCCGTTCCCAAGCCAAGATAGCCTCTACCGCCTCATCGAACGTACAACGTAGCACGTCAGATAGAGCCGCTGGCCCAGCACCGTAGAGTAGCTGGAACGTAAAGCCTTTGGCTTTGGTGCGCTGATCTTTGATGATCGGATAGATGTTTGCGTACTTGCCTTCGCCGCCACTAGCCAGAACTTCCAACACGTAAGCTAGCTCGTGGCCGTAAATAGCCGCAGCAGAGGCCGCGTGGACATCGGAATAGATTGCGTCTTGCAAGAGTTGTTTGTCGCCGCTAATCTCAGCCAGCACTCTAATCTCAATGCCTTTGTAGTCAGCCAAGCACATCAAAAGTTCCCCTACATCAGGGGAATAAAACGCTTTGCGTACTACTACTTTGCGCGGTATGTTTTGTAGGTTGTGGGACGAAGAACTATAGCGCCCCGTCTTAGCTTGGCCGATGTTGAACCGTGAGTGTATCTTACCCGCAAGTGCAGCAGTGTTGAGAAGATTGTCGCCATACGTTGAGAGGTACTTGTTATAGTATTTATAGCCAGCCAGCGCCGCAAGCCAGCGGTTGAACGGGTAAGCGAACTGGCGCGATATGGACCTAAGGTACTTGCCCTCGAATTGCATACGCTTTGTCTTAGGCGTTTTGGGCCAGTTGTCTAGGATAGATTGGTCTAGCAGTTTCGTAAGATAATTCCCGATTTGCTGATCACTGCGTAAATTCTGGATGACGCTCTCTGGCGTGTACTTACGCAGGTAGCGCTCAAAGGTAGCTCTCTTGAGTTCCCACAACGCAACAGTGCCTTCGTGGTACTCCGAGTTGAGATACAGTCCTGTCTTCTGCGCTTCTACCGTACCACGCACAGCGGCGTTGAACACGAACAGCGCCGCGTCAAATTGCTCATCTGATAACTGATCATCCCAGTGCTTGTATAGTTCCCATGTCACATGGCTATCGAAGGCAGCGTAGTCTAGCTGCGATTGCGTCAGGTTAAGTCGGCCCCAATCGCTGTTCTGCTCATCCTTGTTTAGAATGATACTAAGATCGCGTCCCGCCATTCTTGCGAGGCTGGAAGGATAACCGCCAATTTTGGACTTAGCTAGGTAGTCAACATCACAGATGTCGAGCAGATCGTCAAAGGCCCAGTCTTCGCAGTAGTAATCACACCATCTTGTTTCAAAGGTGGCGCTGTAAACCCAGATACGCTTTCCCCTAAGTGAGGGTAACAACTGCTTGAAGTGGCCGCTGATCTTATGGTCGATAATAAAGTGGTGTTCATCATTGCAGATACTCGTGATGCGGATTTCCCCGTGCTCAGGAAAGAGTGCCGTAGTTTCAAAATCTAGGGCAAACTCATCCATACCGGCAAGAAGAACTACAGCCTCATCAATACTGATAAGGCTATAGTTCTTGTTCGATAGCTCGAACGCTTCTTCGGTGGAGGCGTAGTTAGGAGGCATCGGCTTCTTCTGCTTCGATAGCGGCGCGGGTGTCATTGAGCGTTTGTTGCGCCCAGAGAGCGCCGGTGTCGAGATGTGTAGTAGCCATAGCCTTACCGCGGCTGTCAGGTAGCGCCGCCAAGGCACCGTACGCTGTCTTGTAGCCCCCGTCAAAGGCTTCTGCGATCTCGTCAAGGAGTTCTAGCTTAGATGGTTCTTGTTGCGGTTTCTTTGTCATGGTGTACCTCGTTGGTTAAAGTTACCCTCAGTGGGGGGTAGTATGTGCAGGGGGAGGGCAAACCCCCTGCACACTCACTCAAACAGCGCTGCGGCGGCGGCGGCTGCGAGTTGGCTTCTCAGGCTCTGCTTCCTGAGGTTCTTCCTTGGCTGGGGCAGCAGCCTTGGAAGCCTTTTTCTCGACCTTCGCTGGTGCTGGCTCAGGTTCGACTTCGCCTGAGTTGGCAATCAACTCATCAATGTCAAACTCGTCCTCAGCGGTCAGTGCGAGATTTTCGTCATCAAGCCAGCCATACACATTAAAGAGTGGCTTGAAGTTTTTGTAGCCTTGGGCCTCAAATTCTTCCATGTCGTATTGGAAGACGGGCCAGCAGGGTTGACCGACAGCCATGCGGCGTGAGCATTCTTCGACCATATCAGCCATCTCAGCAACGCCAGAAATGCTGTTGATCTTGAAGTACCCTTGCTGGTCATGATCAATCGACTTAGCGACCCAACCTTTAGCTTGGTGCCAACCTTCTCCACGGTTAGTGTCGAACGGACCAAGCTCATCATCGCTAGGCTGGTTGATCGGCACGCCAGTGTAGATGTTATACATGCGGGTTGATGCGGGCTTGCCGCCCTTCCAGCACACATAGCCATCTTCAAACGACCCGACGTTCAGCAGCCAAAGCTCATCGTTCTCGACTTTGCGCTTGTCTTGGCCGATAGTGAACGCACCGCGCTTACCAGAAAAGTTCATGTAGTCTGAGCCGTCTGGTGCGCCAGAACGTGAGCTATTCTGAGCGCTCTCTTGCGCCCGCTTAGCCATGTCTTGACGGTTTGCCATGTTGGTGCCAGCACCGAATGGATTTGCTACTTCATTTCCCATTTGTCATTTTTCCTTATGGGTTAGTATTAGAAGGGACTGAGGAAGTCACTAGAGGCTAAGACTTCCTTTAAACCTGTCGGCCCTGACCCGTCCCCTAAAGCCAGTAACCCAAATAACCGCAGTTAGCCGCGCAGTCGTTGGGTATATGTTTCCCCCTTAGTGAGGGGAATGTCTTACAGCGACCAGCGCTGCCTCTAGCTCATGGTGACGCACGGTAACAGTTATCTCACCTAGCGTCACACTAACAAGGGAAGCTCTGGTCTCCTTAGTAAGGATAACCTCATTGATGCTGCCCTCATTGGCGCTGCTAACAACAACTTTCATAGTTGCTTCGCCGCCTCGTTAACGCTCAACTGCAAGAACGGCGCACCCTGCTTGGTGAACTCGTCGTAGGTCTTGCCATGTTCAGCAAGGAACGCTTCGAGCGCTGGCTTGTCCACGGTATTGCGGCCAGCCATTGTCTTGCATTCAAAGATGTAGTTATCAAGCTGCATCTTGCCCTTGTCCGCAGTCGCTTCTTTGACCATGCCTTCGATCTCTTTGATCTCGGCGTCAATGTCGCGCTTGTCCATGCGCAGTTCGAGCAGCTTTTTGATAAGCGGCTTCATGTTATCCAAAGAATTTGGAGCCGTGCCTTGCGATTTTGTCATAGCGGTCTCTTTCATTTTTGCTTGCCGTCATCGCCGCAGAACACTGAGAACCATAAGCACATAGCTTACAACCCCCAGTATGCAGACCCTCAGGCTCAACTTCATCTGCGCTGGTTGCTTTCATAATGGCCTCTGCGCGCGTTTCTAAGGCCATCATCATTTCCCCTACCTCAGGGGAACGTCGGTCAATCCAAAACTCATATGTCAATGAGAAGTCGGATGCGTTACTGTAGACTAGCAGTGCGCCATCGAACGTGACGCCGAGGCATTCTTCTACTAAGTCCATATTCTGTACCGTCTGCTTGATATGCTCAGGCTTCGGGAAGTTACTTACTTTGGAGCGCGGGTCATAGCTCTTATGCTCGAACAGCCACCACTGGCTGATGCCTTTCACAAACACCCCGTCAGGAGTTCCGCTCTGATAGCCAGCGTGAAATGAGACTTGCTCATCCCCTACGTGCATGTACTCGAACTCGTTGTCCAGTGTGCGCAGCTTCTCCACTACCCACGCTTCGTGCCCATGCCCGCGCTGTGCAAACCCCCACTTAAACATACCCTCAACGGGGGGAAGGTTCTTGCTGAACCAGATTTGCCGAGCGCACTTGCCCACCTCAGACGACGACACGAAGTCGGCGCGGTTGAGGAACTTACCGTCATAAGTCGGCCACGTCACCACCCGCTGAGACATAGCTTGGTCAAGCATAGGCGCTAGGATGTTTACTTTTTCATACATTACAGTCATTACAGCGGTTGTCCTCTTTAGACCTTTATCATAGCACAGCGCTAAACGGTTGTCAAGCACTTTTTTACTGTTAATTCATCCGTTTTTTGCGCTCGTCGGCGTCCAGATGCGCAACATGGCCCGACAAGTGGCAACGCAAAGCTAAACCAAACACCGATTGCAGAAAGCTCTTTGTGTCGTCAGTGCTTTGTGTGTGCTCTAGCACCGTACCCACGGCAGACATGGCTATAGAGTGCGTAACGCACAGGTCACAACTACCGCCTTTTTCCGCTTCCTCGTATAGCGCTTTAAGATGCTTGGCAACCAAGTCGCTTACATCGTGCTTTGAATGATCAGACATCTTTATTCCCCTTCTTTTGTTTTGAAACAATGTAAAACCAGTTTGCCAATCCAACGCCCAACCAAAATGGAAACAGCACCCCAGAACATATGCCCACCCAAGCCCATTCGCTTGGCTCGCGGTCATGGGCTGCAAAGCCATAACCAAACCCCATCATGCAGTAAATTACCCAGCCCATCTATTCTCCCTCCCCCTCGAACAACAGGCGCGGCGGTTGTCTGCTGCTACCGTATAGGGTGTTGATGTGGAAGTCGCCGCCTTCCACTCGGAGGCATGTGTCGTCGTTGTCTAGTATAAAGTGGCTACCGCTTCCATCTATGCGCGTAATGTTTTCAGTGCCCTTCACGTACATCGGTTCTTCCATGAGAAAGCGTCCTGCTGGCATCCTGAAATCATGGGGCGTTATCCAACCCACGCCCTCGGCCATGCGTGCATCAGCAAACTCTACGACTTCCCCGCGCAGGAGAGCGTTTAGCCCTGCGCCATCGGGATGCACTCCGTCGCCTACGATTAGGGGTACGGTAGGTAGTATAGCTGCTGCTTGCGTAGCTACAGGAGCGATCATTGCACCCGCTAGTAACTGCATAAATCCGCGTCGTGAAACTGTCATTTTATTCCCCCTCCATTAGGGTAAGTTTAGTACCGCAGTACGGGCAATAGTTAACCTCAGACAGCACATAGCAGCCGCCACCGCAACAGCCGTTCACGTTATAACTACCGTCAGCATCCCGCTCTAGCGTGCTGTCTTCTAAAGCATCTTCAAATTTTTTGCAGCATGTATCAGACATGTTATTCCCCTCCTTTAGGGTAAGTTTCCCACGTAATAAAGTTAATCAGGCTATCCTCGTGACTAGGTGGAACCGCCACTATGTGCGCCGTAACAATTAGTTCTGCTTCGGCCTCGTTAGCAGCCTCAACATCTATAAAGTTGTCCGTTATCATAACCCTAAACTTAGCCAAGTGATTTCTCCTGCGAGCGTTGACGAGATTTCCGTACCTTCGCTATGATACGGTCGAGCGGATGCTCTGATGATAGGAAGTCTAGGTAGGTCTTACTCTCTTGCCCCTTACGCCATACCCGCTTATAGAATTGCTCAATGACTGACGGGCTGAAATGGTCTTGTGCTATGATAACACGGTGTGACGATTTTTGCAAGTTCCAGCTAACACCCATCGCTTGCATCTGCCCGACAATAACATCTATTTCGGCAGCGTTAAAGAGGTCTCTGATTTCCTCTCGCTCCCTGTCCGGTGTTGCACCATAGACCCGCCGCACCTTGAGACCAGCCTTAGTCAGTTCCTCATAGTACGCCTGACCTACGCTATTGTGCCACACCCCTATTAGGACAGGCGATTGCTTGCAGCAGTCTTCGATGTACTCGGCAGCGCCCTTCACTTTAGCTAGCGCCACGGCTTGCCATACGTGTTGCATATCTATCTCGCCATCGTCGTTGCTTGTCACCAATGCTTTGAGCAAGGCTTGCTCGGTCATCTTGTTGACTAGCTTGCCGTATTCCGCTGGCACTGCGCCTAGCTTAGGCTGCAACGTACTCTCGACCAACTCAGGCAGGTCTGGTGCTTCGTGTCGCCGAATAGCGCCAATCTCTTTATACAGAATGTGATAGATCACCGCCTCGCTTTGCGAACGTACGATAGTCAGCTTAGGCTGCATCCGCTTGTTGAATTGCTTTAGCTTAGTGACGCAAAAGTTACGCACAAACTGCTCAAACTCTAGCGATGAATACTTCTCAAGCACTTCGGGATACATAGCCCGCAGCATAGGCCACAGGTCGTCGTGGAAGCGGTACACAGGGTTGCCTGTCATGTGCCACACCTGATCGTGGTTCTCCATAAACCCACCGCGCCCGTCAGTATGGTTGCCGTAGACCGCGCAAGCCCGCTTCGATGTAGCCCTGCGCAGTCGGTCGCTCTCGTCCAAGATCAGCGCTGACGTCTTCCCCTCAGTGGGGGTAAATGTCTTGTATAGAGCGCTGCGCTGCGACCCACTTGCTAGGTCGTAAGGAGCTACTATCAAGTCAGCACTTGGATCAACGATGTCGCGGCCAGAGCGAAGGACTTGGGTTTTGCACCCAAGCCATTCCTCGCTTTCCTCTTTCCACATTTGCAACGAGATAACTGGACCAAGCACTAGACCACGGCTATGACCAGACTTCTTGAACGCCTCAAGCGCTGTCAAGGTCTTACCTGTCCCAGCCAACGAGAAGTTAGGCAAGTCGCCGCCTTGTGACATTAGACCACTATCTTCCGCTTGAATATCCATAAGCGTCTTCACTTGTCTTTCGCCTCCCGCAATTTAATCATGGTTTTGGCATCAGTAAACCACGGACGCAAGCGCGTCTTTGCTACTCGGTGCAGCGCCTCCAACTGCGCTTTCGATTTGGTTTTTAGGTACGCGTCCATCAACCCTTGTCTCCACCAATGTCATATGGGTCAACGTAGTCGAAAGCAAGGTTTGTGACCCCGCTTACTATCGGCGACCACGCTCCATTACGAGTTTTTAAGTCGGGGTTGAGCAACATCGCCTCGTTCCTGTCAATGACCATCACTGCGGTGCGGGCATAGCCAGCCACATCAATCCAGCTATCAAGGTGGAACGGGCTGTGAGATAGCCGCACCAACTTGTCCACAATCATTTCCATAGCGTGCCTGACAGATGCGTCGCCAGTGTAGTCTTTGAACAACTCAGCTTTGAGCGCGGCGCTCTTGGCGAAGTGGTCGGCGGGGTGGCCGTAGTCTTTCATGCGGTCAGCATTGACTAGCCCTTGTAGCTGCGTGTCGAAGTGATCTAGCTTATTCATAGTTTGTCCTTTCAAGACTTACCCTAAGTGAGGGGATTATGTGTGGGAGACGCAGAAGTCCGTGCCTTTTTGCGCACAAGCTCGGCATTGCTCTCCTGCTTTTGTTGTAGCTCGGCACCGCACAAACGAAGCCGTAGGCACACACCCGTAGCGGTTGGTATATGGTGGCTCTATGGTGGTCCGCACTGGTTCTGTTGCGTGCCATGCGCTAGGGTCTCGGTTGTCAAAGAAGCGGGCCTCCGCCTTTGGCGTTAGCTTCACCTCCTTGCCCGTCCTTTTGTTGACGTACTTAACCATCAGTCTATCCTCGCTATCTTGGTTTCCTTACTCGTAAGGTTCTGCCACAGCACCCACTCATGTTCAAACATGATCAACACTTGGTCGTCTGTTTGGATGCGCCCCAGTTCCTCATAAACTGGATCGCCTGTGTACTGGATAGAGTACGGCTCGTCAGCGCCACCGCTCAGCACCTTGAACCCATCGAAGTCCCGCCAGCCGCCGTGCGTGTAGCCGTGATCAATCTGCTCCCAAAGAGGGTCGTCCAAGCTGGTAATAAAGCTAGGAATTAGCCCGAATGCGTCCAAGTTAATTATCATCATAGCTCTACTACCCTCATCCCAAGTGCTTTGGCTTGCGCTATAAGCTTGGCGCGGTCATATTTGCGTTCCGTGTACGCGTCCAGCACGTCATCGTACTTGTTGCCAAAGAACAGGCGAGTGACGTATTTGTTCAGCGCTAGGTCATGCCCTAAGCATATGTGCTTCCACTCTGGTTCTACGCCAGCCTCTCTCAGGGCGCAGTGGTCAGGCAACCATAGTTCCTGTGCCTCACTAGCGCACCCTTTAACACAACAAATTCCTGTTGGCTCCGGTGCTTCGTTTACATTCTTATCTGTCATTTCTCATACTCCAATTCTTTACCCTCAATGGGGGGATTATTTCGGGGTAGGCGTACTATTTACAGATTTTCTAGCCGTGCTATCTGCGTACTAAGCCCATCAAGAATACGCTCCATCAGGTTCTGCTGCTTGCTTAGCGTGGCTACCTCGCCGACATCTATGCCGCTCGAATGACCTGACTCAGGGGCAGCAACGGCCTCCTCACTGTACATTCTGTTTGCGATGACACGCGCTCGGTCTACCAAGTACTCTGCCTGATGGCATAGCTCCGCCTGCTTTTTGATAGCGCGGCCTAGATCGCCCACCAGCCCACTTACTTCCGCACCATCATATTTATCGTTGTTCATAGCATGTCTCTCTTTCTGTTGTTGTCTTGCAAATAGTTCTATCACTTCTTCGTAGTTCAGTCTATGTACCGCCATCAGAAACCTCCCCCAAGTTAGGGGAAAACCTCGCTAGGGCGTCAGCCAGCTTGAACGTCGCCACCGTAAGGTTGCCATACACTACAGCCAAGGCGCGTGACTTGTCGTCCATCTCGTCAACATCACTAGCAGCCTTGTGCTTGCGTGCCTTAGAGCTATAGTTTTTCACCGTACCAAGCAATGACTGCGCGTGCGCTGCCGTGCCTTTGGTGGTGTTGAGTAGTAGTTGCTTTTCAGCCAAGTCTTTTACGTCCTCCACCATATCGAAGGTTGGCAAGCGTGGTGTGTTGCGCGTTGCGGCCAAGTCAATCGCTTCGCTATCGTCAGCGTTGATGAGCGACAACAATTTTTCAAATTTTGTCACGTCAGCAAACGCCGCCAGCTTAGGCTTGTCGTCCTCATGTACCATAGACGACATAGGTGCGAACCCTGACGCCCGCCACGCTTGCCTATGCTCTCGCATGTAGGCTGCGGCGTCGGCCCGTGTTTGTGTTTCCGTTTTCATAGGGGTGTCTTTCTAAAATTAAGAGTTTGGCTGACAAAGTTCCAGTCAAAATCTAGGATTGCTTTGTGCGGTGTTGGGCCGAAGCCCGCCACTCCCTCTTGCAGGTTGTCTCCGTAGAGTGCGCACCATGAGTTGCCGTCTGGAAATATGCGCGGAATAAAAACAGTAGACGGCGGGACATCCCCCTGTCCGTTGTAAATCATTCCGCGCTCTGCCGCCATGTCGGTACGTGTTAAGCGCCCTACTTTTCGGTCTGCGAATGTGCCTTCCGTCATAGGTTATCCCTTACCATCTTCAAAAGTTGGTCGCTGCTTTGTGCGACGTGATACCCCCCGCGTGTCGTATCAATCAGCGTACCGGATGGGTTGGCCGATTGAAACGACACGATGTGGGCGACGATTAGATACAGGTCAGCGCTCTTGCGGCCTCCTGCGTCATAGTGAGTTAGCTTAATCATTATTCCCCTCCTTTAGGGTAAGTTGTAAACCGCGTTAAGGTGCTGGTCGCCATGCGGGATCGTTAAAGGCGAACGCTTCGTTTAAGTATCCGTCGTCGCTTGTGCAAACGTAACAAGCGACATGTGCTTCCATACCCCCACCTATAGGGGTGTACCCTGCCAGCATAACAAGCGTGTAAGTACCTGCCTCCGGTTCGTCTACCTTTAACCACCTCTGAGGTAATTCAGTTCCCATTTTTCCCCTCCTTTAGGGTAAGTTTCAAGCCGTGTTCGATACCGTCCAGATACGCTTTGCAGTCGCGCAGCTTGCCACGGTATATGTCCGTGACGCCGCCAGCCTTGCATGTCACGCGTCCTACTGCCCAAGTACCGTAGCCGCTATTCTCCAGCGTCAACGCTCCCGCAAGCCAGTTGCGTCGCCCTGCCAGTGGCGCACCTGTCTTAGATATGCCAAGCTGCATGTTGATGCGCCCACATATGGGACGCACTGTGCTATAGTGCAAACGCTCGGTCATTGCTTTTCTCCTTCTTCGTGCATGGCGTCCAGCGCTATAGCGGACAGCGTTTCTAAAATTGTCCCGCCCTCAGGCGTATTCTTTGCCAACCAAATCATCAGAGCGTCGCCTCCTGCCTGATACATTGCCGCTGCTGCTGGACCTAATACAAAGCCGTTAGACTTAAAGTGCCTGTCATAGGCGCGGTGCGCTCTTGCTAAGGCTGCTTCACTTGCTTTTGGCTCAGTGTTACGGACGGCGGTGCGCTCGTTGATGCGCGTGTGTCTGCTGGTCATTGTTTTTCCCCTTGCTGCGGGGAAAGTTTGCGCATTACTCTGTCAAACTCTTTGCAGGTTAGCTTGTCTGCGTAGATGTTGCTGCCATTTGCCCAGATCGGCGCGACTTGCGTATCTACGCGCTCTAGGAGCAGGTCCACCGCTATTCTTGCTGCTCGTGCGGTGATCGGCTTGTTGGTAGTAATCTCTACGACGACGCGATGCTTGCGCTTCATTAGCTTTCCCCTTGCTTAGGGGAAAGCGTTTCCAGATACTTGTTAACGCTATACGCTTGCACGGCAAACCGTACCACCATAACGCCTTCCCGCCCCTTTGGAAAGAAGCCAGCCGCTTCCCAGCCACCAGTGCCCATAGAGGTTGACCCGTCGTGCATGTTAGCGTTTACCATGTCACGGATATGCGCCACGCTACTGCTGCGCGCAGGATTTATGGTTTTCAATGCCAGCGCTGTCGCTTCAAGGCTGTGCTCGTCAAACTCAATTACATATGTCATATTTTTACCCTCAGTGGGGGGAACCGCGTTAGCGGCTCCCGATTGCTGCATGTGAGTGACCGACGCCACGGCCTAAGGCTGCGCTGTTGCCCGCTTGTGCGCCAGCCATAGAGCCATGATCTGATCCATAGCCACGCCCACTCATCGACTTGCCCGTGCCACCCAGACTAATCCCACGACGGTCCATTTCAGCCGCGACAAGATCACTCTTGCGCACGATCAAGTCAGTGCCAGTACCAACCCCGCCTGATACGGTGGCTTTGTACTTGCGCACCATATCGTTGATCCGATCTACTACCCGCGCCGTATAGCCACGGATAAAGCCGATACGCTCAGCCTTCAATTCGTTGCGCGTACAAGCCTCAAGCTGCCAGTCACGATATGCGATCCACTGATCGTCCATGAACGCCCGCAGACTTTTCAAAATCCACATCGCATATTCTACATCGGCATCAATTCCGATTGCGACAATCCCACAAGCATCCCCTTTGTGAGGGGAATACTTATTGTTGATGTAGAACGTCACAGATGTCAAACGTCCTACCGCTGCCGCGCAATAGCGCACAACCGGATCGTGCTTGGTGCGTCCATCAGGGACGTTGATTTCGTAGTCGCGGAATGTCACCCCGTCAGCGCTGTCGAGGTCGGCTTCTGTGATGCCAAATTCTTCCATCAGCTTTTGCGCCCGCGCCATACATGCGGCGACCTCGCTCTCAGAACTGCCAGCATCCTGTGCCCGTGATAGAAGCGACGACAAGCGGTCTTTGATCTTTTTAATGTCGGCCATTATTCACACTCACTTTCTGTTTGCGCGGATACTACGTCAGTCACCTTATACTTCCCCTCGATGCGGGTAAAGTATGCAGTAAACTTACCATCCAACGTAAGCACTTCGACGCAGTAGGTCGAGGCGGCAGATAACCGCAGTGGCACCACGCCGCGCTCCCAAAGCTGCGCCCAGACATCGCGGTGGATTGCGCGTTGTGTGCTAATATCCATTATACTTTCCCCTCAGTCAGGGTAAATTCACGAGCGCTTGGCCCGAACGAAACGTCAGCGTCGAGCGCGGCCAGTTCGTCGTTGTCCAAATCGCACACATCTGCCACTGCCATGATGCAGTCGTACCATGATGCGTTATGGAACGCCCCCTGATACTCCTTAACAGTTTTTACGCGGTCTCTCATAATCTTAGCCTTTCACATTTCTCATTTCATCCGATCTTTCCGACCGTTGTATATACCTTATAACATGTTAGACCGAATGTCAACCGTTTTCTTATATAAATTACAGTTATTTTTCGAGGTCGGATTTCCCCCCGATTAGGGGTAGTTTTGGGATTAACCTACTAGGTGAGATTGTATGCGCGCGCGCACACGTATATAGCAATAAGAAAATCTGGACAAAAAAATTCCCCGCGCCAATAAAGACGCGGGGCCAATTTCATTTGTACTTAATCGCCAAGCTATAGAGCAGGATAACAACAAAGTAAGCAATCGCTGCAGCGATGGAAAGTGCGAGCAGGTCGCGCCCTACCAAGAAAAGCCACTGCGGGAAGAACTCTGCATGGGTCATATCATTCACCTTTTCAATTTTCAGTTGTTAGCATCCTGTTGTTTTGTTCGCTCGTCCCTCACAAGTGGTGTGGCTTTCCCCTCACAAGGGGGAAAGCCGTTGTTTTACGCCTCGTCGTCAGCGTCCGTTTCGGCTGCTTCCGCTTCCGCTTCCGCTGCGTCCTTGTCGATACCATCTTTGATATCGGCCAGCACTTGCGACCAAGTTTCCTTGTCCGCGCGATCGGCCATGCCATTCAATGCGTCCAGAACGTCTGCCCAGTCGTCACGAGCAGAAAGGATACGCCCAAGGTGCATAGCTGCTTCACTGACACCATAGTCTGCAAAAACGCGCGGCTTCAACGCGGCTGACGCTTTGTTGTCGCTTTCACGTTCTTCCGCTTCTGCTTTTGCTTCCGGTGTCGCTGCTGACATTGCCTTGCAGAACGCCAAAACCAGTTCGTGTGCGCGGTTGCCCGTGCCAAACTGAGTTGTTGCAATGTACTCGCCCGCGCCGTCCTTGGCTGCTTCAAGTCCGCTTTCGCCGTCGGCGAGTAGCAGAATAGAACCGTCCTCAGATGCGGCGTTGATATGGGCCAGCATTGCCACGGCCAAAGCGCCTTTGGACGTTGGTAATGCTGCATAATCGCTCAGCATTTCCAACATATCTTTTTGCGCCACCGTTGCCTTTGGCATTTTCGACTTCTTACCCCAACACTGCGCCGCAGCTTCGAACGCAATCTCGTTCTTATCGTTGTTGAAGTTGCGTTGATAGGACTTAGCACTGTTAGAGCTTTCCGGTTGCGCGTCAAACCAGTCATTCGGCAGTTTGCCCACAAAGATCAATTCGCCCTTTGCGTTCTTGTTTGCCAAGGCTGTTTGCAGGTCAGCGCTACCGCTTTCCATCCACGCTTTGAACGCTTTAGGCTTTTCAAGTGATAGCGCAACGTTGGCGATATGCTGCCCGAGGCTTTTCAGACCGCGACGCATATCGCTTTCGCCTTTGAAGAAAATAGAAGCGCTCTCGCTTGCGGCGTCACGCTCTTGTGCGAGTTCTTCCGCGTTCTCGAATGTTGTCCAGTCAGTATTTTCGGCGGGTTCATCGTTTGCTTCATCCTGAATATCAGGAAAGGCAAACTCAGAAACAGCTTTCGCTACATCATGGAATTTGGTGCCACCGAACTTGTCGCGCACAATGGCGTTGATTACCAGAGCGACATTCTTGTTCTGATACTCAGCATTGTCGCACATGCCCTTGATGTACCAACCAGCGCGCTTCACTTCTTTGCCTTCCAACATGCCGCCCTTGATTGTGCGACCTGCTGTCAAAGAAAGTTCCACGCTAGTCATTGCGTCCGGCGCGTCGTCCTTTGGCGCGACCGTGATAACAGTGGCGTCATTGTGCCAAGTGATATCGTTCGTGACAGTTTCGGGGTTTGTGGTAGCTGTCGTTGTTGTTGTCTTTGTCATATCATAGCCTTTCAAGCCAGTTGAAAGGGGCGATTGTCGCCCCTCTTATATATTACCCTAAGAGAGGGTAACATATTGAAGGGACGAGCGAACAAAGCAACAGGATGTTTCGACATTCTCGGTAACGCTGTCTTAAGCTAGTCTCACCTAGTCGGGTAGGGTCAGGCGGTTTCAAAGAGCGTGGGCATAGCAAGCCCATGCCGTACAATATAGGGGCAAGAATTGAGAACACAACCCCTAAATGAGGGGAATATATTGTTCAATGATTTCAATGGGTTACAGGAACTTACATGTTATGTGCTCTTAGTTAACATGTTATAAGGTGGATAATATGTAACGATTTCAATGGGTTACAGGAATGAGTTAGATTTTCTGGAATACATGTTAAGAAAACATAATTCTTTTAACATGTTAGCCCATGTGGTATGATAAATGTGAATGAAATCAAAGGCTTAAGGTAGTCAGTTACATGTTAGATCTACCTTGACATGTTAAACTGCTAAGTCATTGAAAACATTGAATAAGTTACTCCCCCGTTGGGGCTTTCCCATTTACCCCTTTCGGGGTGGTAAATTGGGAGTAAGCTGACCCTTTTCGGGGCCGCTCAATTTGAAGAAGGAAAGCGCTGCATGGATATCTTACCGTTCACGAACCGCGACGACGACGCAACCAACCCGTTAGAAGGCAAGCCCGACACAATCCCTGCTCACGTATGGCAAACGTTGCAAGACAGTGGCTCGATGGCTGCTCAGCGTCTCTCAGACCTATTGCACGGCAAAGCCTTCGAACGTTTGAAGGTGGGAGACCAAACCCGCTTGATTCAATTGGCGCTAGACCGAGCATACGGGCCACCAATCAAACGTGAAATGTCCCTGCAATTGTCTGGCACCGTGTCCGACGCAGTAGCGGAAAGCCTTGGGCGTCTGGCATCCGTTGACCTGCCAGAAATGCGCGGCAAGGGGGCAAGTCAGCCCGTTCGTGACCCAAACCCTACCAAATCCAAGTGACCCACGTGGCGGGCCTAATATCGAGCGTGAGGGGCATAGGTATCACAACAGTACCTAATCCTATATTACATGTAATAATAGTTTAACGTTAAACTATCTCACCTCATTATAGTTTAACGTTAAACTACATTCATCAAAGTAGTTTAACGTTAAACTATCTCCCACTGTGAACAGCGTTCACAAAATGACCCCCCACCCCCGCCTTATATAAAGGGGCAGTTTTATTTCGACCACCCTCTGTGTGACGAAGAAATATTTTTTGGGAAATTTTTTTCGAGAATTTTTTGCCCCTCATTGAGGGTAACTCTACTATTTGGGGCTGATCCACTTCTCCCACGGACGGCGGCATCTGTGGGGTTGCCGCCGTCC